AGAAGTCTGACTAGCAAACAACTGGTCTGGCACTTCAGGTAATTGAGTAACATACTTTTGCTCCACAGAGAATCCAACACCAGTACCGCACAACAGGATATACATCGCCTCATCGAATGCTTTAGGGTCATCGATAGGAAGATAGCTACAGTTAAATGCTGCTACGTTCTGACGCTCTAGTGCAGTACCAGCAGTCATCACTGCTCTCATAGAAGGCACTACATCCAGGTGTGTTACTGCTTCTTGTAACTCTTTACGAAGCTCAGGAGTCAGCTTGTAATTCTGCTTAGTAGCTAAGTGCTTCTCCATGAAATCGAAGTAACGTGCTACAGTTTCACCCCAATGCTCACGACGATTCTTATCATCGAGAAACCGTGAGTAACGGCTCTTGGCAATGAAGGTATTGTAAGGTGTCATTTGATATTTGTTGGTCATTCAGTCTCTTCCCAGTCTACCTCTTTGCAGAGGCTCTCATAATTGTTTTCAATGTTATCGCTAAAACTATCGACAAGCTCTTCTGAAGATATGTTTAATAACTCCAGAAGAGATACCTCATCTAAACGCTTTAGTCGCTCTTTTAACACAGGCACTGTCAGCGTTAACACAGTTTACTTCTTCTTCTTAGGTGCAACCTTGGCTGCTTTGGTATCCTTAGCAGCGGTAGTTTCTACCTTGGCTCGATTGCGAAACTTAGCAATAGCATCCTGCGCTTTGGATACTGCAGTAGCTAACTCATTCAAGAAGGCATCTGCATTCTTATCGTAGTCTGTTACCCACACATAAAAAGAATCTCGTGATCCGCTGTTCACAGTTACGTTAACTTCCCAGTTATCGTGATCCCAATAGTTTCCCTGTAAATTAACAAACTGATTATCTTCAGGGAAAAACTTACTATGTGCTACTTTCTCTTTTGCTTTACGCATTTGTAACTCCTGTATTAATTGTTTAAGACTGCCTCTGATTGGTGATATCTCACTCATATATTATACTCCTATTTACTACTGTTGTCAATCATTCGTTGCAGATACCACTGAGCTTTCTTCAGATCCTCTACACCGTTCTTGTGCTTCCACCGCCACAGATACTTGATTGTATTGCCAGTACACATTGCTTCCATGCCTTGCAAGTCTTTCACCACTTGTGCTATGGCATCGATGCACTCGATAGATCCCTGGGTATAATGACTAGGCGAGTTAACCATGTCTTCCTTATCATCTGCAAAGTCCATCTGTACTAAACCCCTAAAGTAATTCTCAAGAGTAAACTCTGGTTCATGTCGTTCACCGTATGGCTCAGGCATTGCTATCATAGATACCTCTTCTTAAGAAAGTCAAGAGACACAAACATCTCATCGAAACAACCATCCTTCACCTCATGCAACACTACGATACCTCGCCAGTAGTGGTTACCTTGAGCACCCATGTAATCCTCATCATGCTCGTAGCAGCTACCAGCTATAATAGCCGTAAGCGTCTTGCCATCTGCTCTAATAGCGTAAGCAACTTGTCTACCTTGCTGGTGACCCACAACACACGACTGGTGTTTCTTGGAGATGATGGCTGCAGCTGATCCAACAGGACGGTTAAGAGCACCAGCAGTGACATAGTGGGCATAAAGAACACCATCAATAATAACAGGCTGCTCAAACGGTAGAACATCCCAACCAGCTTTCTCATATCCTAAGTCCTCTAAAGAGATAGTCCCATCCAGCATTGAATCGTTCTCTATGGCACGATTGATACGATGCTCATGGTTACCTATAGTCAACACCATGCGTGGCTTGTAGACCTTCTCCTTGTTCCTACGCTGCCTATCCTGCAGCTGACGTAGTGGCTTTAAGAGGATGTCCATTGCACTATGAACTGCTTCAACATCATGCTTATATCGTCTACCTTCAAAGGACTTCTTACCCTTGTCGTAGCTAGATAAGCTTGGCATGTCCGCAAAGTCTCCAATATTAACAATAACATCAGGACGCTTCTTAACAATGTAGTTGCCAACTGCTTTCAAGAAAGTGAAGTCCTGCCCTGGCTTTACCTGTACATCGGGTATCACTAAATGAGTCGGCATTATTCATCCTCTGGATCTAGCGGATTCTCATAATTAGCTTTTGCTTTACCAATCGGATAACCGTAGACAAGTGACAACAGTCTATCAAAGTGTTCCTGCAAAGTATCATAACGAGTACCATCAGGTAGATTCATATCAATCGATGCAGCTGAGTGATCAGGTGCTCCTTCGTACTCTACTAAATGTACAATCAATTTCATTTCATTTTCCTTTAACTAAAAGTAGAACATCTACCTGGTGCTTTAGATCATTCAGTTTCTGTAGCATATCCAAGAAGTGTTCAGCATCAACTAAGGCTAGTGGCTTACTGTTATTCTGTTTCAAGATAACGAGTGGCTCTACTAGTCCATGTGTCTTTGCTTGTTCGTAATCCTTAAACACTGCAATAGCTTTACGATTCTTACATTCAATCGTGTAGCTGACCAGCGACCTAGCGAGAGGACTAAGTTGAACATCCTCTCCACCCGCTCCCATGCTCGTTGACCTGCAATCATCGGGACTCAGCACTGGAAAGCGCAGCAGTATCTGATCCCGTACCCACTGCTGTAACTTTCTTCCTTTTGCTTTTGCTGACTGGGGCTTCAACTTTAATTACCTTTCTAGATTTAATCCATGCTTTAGGAATATGCATCCTAGCATTGGTAAATGTGCCTGACACAGTAGAAGCAATACAGATGGCATCTTTGTTTTCAGAAACAATATACCCTGCTGTAGTTACTTCATGAATGTCAGGCTTCTCGTGTTCTTCCCAGCCACCATCACTTACTGCGTCCACCCATTTAATTACTATGAGCTTGGAGGTGTCCACAACTGGTTGTGCTGCCTTCGTATCCACAGTAGTCTTCCGTTTTCCAGCACCCTTTCTGCGTTCCCGTCGTAAGCTTCCAGGATAGCAAGATACATCTCGTTTTCGTTTTTGCATTCTTTGAGTAGCCTTTCCGCTTTAACTGTTCCAATGCCCTTGATACCGATGATATTGTCAACTCGATCTCCCATTAGCAACTGTTTATAAAAGTTCTTGATTCCTTCTTCTTCAGTAATGAAGTACCGTTCATCCTTGACAAAGTTATAGTGGTCTCCTCGGAGCATATCCAGGTCTTTATCAATAGAACAAATACAGTACTCACCTACTTCCATCTCGTATGCTGCGATACCAATAGCATCATCTGCTTCTTGATCTTCGATCATAGTGAATGACCAAGCAGACTCCATGTAGTCCCGCAGTAACTGGTAATGCTTAGGCTTAGCTGACTTACGGTTGCCCTTGTAAGGTGCAGTAACAGCTATCTCATTCCTAAAGTTCTTCTTACCAGTTAAGTATCCTTGGTACTCACCGAACCCGTTGAACAGAATCAAGTCCTCTATGAACTCACTACATCTAGCCATCGCAATAGACTCTGTTTCCTCTTCAGAAGCAAAGCCTATGCGATACACTAGTATGTCCCCATCAATAAGGGCTTTCATCATTAGAGAGCTTCTTCTTCCAGGTCTGCAAGGCTTACACCTTCAGGCTTGTACTCAATCAGTTCCTTAATAATCAACTTGCTGACACCTACACCAACACCCTTCTTGCCTTGGAAGCTATAGGGATAGGTCTTAATCAAAGCTACTGCTTTAGATCCGTTAGCAATCTTCACATTCAAGAGATTACCAGACTCGTCTACTGCAGTGATAGGGTAGAGCTTGCTCTTAGCAGTCACGAAGAAACCCTGGTCAGGTCGCTTAGCATCGTTCTTAACTGTTACACCCATTGATTCTAATTCTCGTACAGCTTCCTTACTTAGATTGCTCAAGTCAACTTGATACTTTCCTGACAGCTTGTTTGGCTCAGTAAGACTAGCCCAGAAAACATCTGCTTGAATCGGTAAAGGTTTGCTTGTATCCATTTATTTCTCCTAATTAGTTATTACTACAACATATATTATACCACAGTTTTAGTGCTGCGTCAACCTTTCGGGTTGTAAGTCTTCTTCTTTAAGAATCCGTATCGTCCGTTCCAACATCTCGATTGTGTCCTCATTCGTCATGATTGTGTACACAACTAAGTAATCGTTATCATCACCTAGTATAACAAGAGGGTCGACATTCTCAGGGATTCCTTCGTACAGTTTCTTCATGGTCGCAGATCACTCTCTTTAATTGCTTGCATGTAGATTGCTGCTATCTTTAATTCCTCTGCTACATAAGTCAAGTCTTTCTGAATAGTAGAAAGGTTCTGTCCTTGTCGCAAGAGTATCAGTACTGCTTGTTTAATTTCTTCCATCAATGTGTTTCCTTCCATGAGTTACCTACTTTGTATTCACCACTAAGAGGACAGCGCATGTTCAGTACCTTACCTGCCTTCTCAATAGCTAAGACACCAAGCTTACCTGCCTCTTCTGCTCTTGCTTCCTCTACTTCAATCTGCCATTCGTCATGCACATTAGCTACGAACTTGTAGTTAATCTTAGCCCTGCGTAGTTCATCATTCAAGAGAACTAAAGCTTGCTTCATGACAATCGCACCCGCACTCTGGAGTAGTGTGTTAAGTGCTGCGTGGTCAGACCTAACCTGTACTCTACGTCCATCAAGACCTGGTAACGATCCCGACTTTTGAGAGATCGAACTGACTTGTTCTCTAAGTTTTTCAAGCGACGGAGTGTTCTTAAGAAAACGAGACTTGAGTTCTTTCCCTTCTTTCGCTCCAGCACCAACAACCGTCCCGATCTTGGCATCCCCTGCACCATAGAGGAATGCATATATAAAGGTCTTCGCTTGGTTTCGTGTTTCCAATCCAGCAGCTTTTTGATTTGCTGTGTGGATGTCACCTGAAACGACTTCACTTGTGTATGCATCGTCTTTCATATAGTGAGCAAGCATTCGTAACTCCAGTCCTGAAGCATCGATACCTACTAACTTATATCCTTTTTCTACAATCCATAGATCCCTACAGTCTTCACCGTAGGGGCTTCCGCTGTTTGGTACTTGTGCCATGTTAGGTGACATGTGCGTCATTCGTCCTGTGACTGCACCATTTGTAATTACCTTACCATGTACTCGACCATCCTCTCCCACTGCCTTGAGCCACGATTCTATTTGAGCTACTCTCTTCTGCAACATCAAGAACTCATTGATCGCTTTGGCTTCAGGTATATCTACACCTTCGAGCGTCCCTTCGTCGACGATCGGTTGACCTGTTTCGGTGTACCTGCTGGGTTTCCAACCCTTTTCTTGAAGTCTTTCACCAATTTGCTTTCGACTTCCTGGGTTGAAGACTTCGACTTTGTCCTTGAGGGGCTTGCCCGTTTTCTCTGAGACTCTTTCGATTGTCTTTGCAGGGAAGATACTCTGAAGTTCATTTTCAATAACAGCCAGCTTATTCTGCAGCGTTGAAAGAAGAGTAATACCTGCCACTTCATCCAACTTAAAACCGTTTCTTTCTTGCTTTGCGATGATTGCTTGGACTTTGTGTTCAAGATCAATACTCCTTTGGTCAAATTTGTTAGACTTCAATTCACTTGTTAAGTGCTCATATAACTTCTGTGTTACTAGTGTGTCCTGGATACAGTACTCTTCCATCTCTGGAGTTAAGCCTCCATCCCAATCACTGAACTCACCTTTAGGAAAACCTAATCGCTTACCCCATGCATCAAGACTATGTCCTCCCTCTAGGCTTGGACTTAGTAGGCGACTTAACACGAGCGTGTCGCACACTTGGCTCGGCATTATCGAAGTCTTCCATGTCTCTCTCAGTACTGGGGCATCGAAGCTGATTCCGTTGTGCATTATAATCAAATCGCAGTTGTCCAAATACTTTTGTAATCCGCTTGCTTCCTTCCACGATTTCACTTCTCCTGTGTTAATGTCTCTCGTTACTGCTAACCAAATCTTATTGTGCTTACTGTTAGTCTCTATGTCTAGAACTATCTTCATCCTTTCCACCGCACCTTTCGTTAGCTATTCGTTCCAAGACTTTCTGCTTCTGTACATCGTTCATAGTATACCAAGTACTAATCTCTTCTTTGTTTCTACCACAATCGTTGCAGCCCATGATACTAATATCATAAGTACACTTACCTATACAAGGCGACTTAACCATTTGCTGTTTCCATTATTCGTTTCGATGATATACATTCTTTGGATTCTTTAACATCGATTTAATAAGCTCATCCATATTAAAGAACCATTGAATAAACATTGTGCCACTAGGTTCATAGATTGTAAAACTCATTCTGTCCTTCCATGTTTAACTCTTGGTTCTGCTCTTGCTCTCCTGGGATGTTCATTCTCTAACCAAAAACATCTAACCTCATCATGATTAAAGGATACATAACCGACCCATGTAGCATGCTTAGTGGTATAGCTTGGACACTTTACTAAGTCGACAGTATGCTCTGCCTTGTGCAATGTATACCCTCCAAGTACTCCAACACAGAACCAAAATACAATCTTAATCATTCTTCTTAAGAGTAGGTTTCTTATTCACAAGTGGCTCTTCAATCACAGTAACCTTGTTCTGCTGATTGATTAGTGATTGCACCTTCTGCTCTAACTCACTGACTTTAAACGATAAACTGTTTACTAACTCGATTACTTTTGGTAGTTGAATCAAACTCATATTGTTCCTTAGTTAATTAGCCATGTCACCATGCCTACAAAATAGATTACTACTGCCACTGCCTCCACCAGGAAGAGTGGTACATCTCGCTGCAAGAATCCAGCTAGTGTCCATAGTGCAGACCCTACCAGACCGAACACTACATTCGCAGGATAGATATTAAAACTAGTCAAAGCAATACCAATCAAGCAGAGTATAGTGCCAGCCCACTTCAGTAGAATCATGAACACACCACGATAGTGCCACAGTTGGTACACACTACCGTCTTCTCACCTGTCACTACTGTTGTAGTAGTGCAAGCCATACTACTATTATACACTAGAACCAGTGTTGCTGCAAGTAAAATCTTCTTCATTTGATTACAACCTCCGCTTGTGTTTCGATCCATACCCTAGCACCACACGATAGTGGTTTATCAGCTGAGTATACTACCTTGCTTTCTCCCTTGATCTCTACCTCATTGGCATACTTGTTATCCTTGTAAGTCTTAACTGTTAGCACTGGATCATTCGTTCCATTCTTAGCATTCGCTTTCACTACATGCTGGTTTACATGGATGATAGTCTTCATAGGTTATTCTCCTCTGGTGGTAACTCTGACATACGACCTGTCATCCTATTGTACAACAACCGACATGCTAACCCAGTCAACCCACTGAATCGATTCTTAAGGATACGCACATAAGTAGTGTTCCTCTCCATCGCATCAGTATGCTGCCCATTACGCTCTAATCCTATCACCATGTCACTGAGCTGAGCGATTGCACCTGACCCCCTTAGCTGTGCCAGTGAAGTCGCTGCACCCTCCTCATGCCCCTTAGATTCAGGACGCTTGAGGTGAGACACCACGAACAAACTAATGCCTGTCTCTTGCACCAGCATACGAAGCTTCGTCATGATCTCATCGATTGCCTTACGCTCGTCTCCTGACTCCTGAGCACTTACAATAATACTGATATGATCAACGAAAATATATTTGCAATCCAAGCCCCTAGCCATAAACCGCACACGATTGACAATGTTATCAACGGAAGTGCTACCAAAATGATCAAACAAATACAGCCTATCTGTTCCAAGTGTTCTATTAAACGCATCTTTTATATCCTCATCTGTTGCCTCACAATCAGGCAGGTGTAGTGGTTTGTTTGCTGCCAATGCCATCAATGATTTTGCTGTCTTCTTTACTGACTCCTCCAGGAACATGAGTCCAATATTATCTTCTGTCTTACTGAGTATCTGCCACACAATCTCCCGCAAGAACTGAGACTTACCTAGTCCTGATCCTGCAGTCACTGTTACTAACTCACCTAGTCTGATACCGTAGGTTAGATCATTGATCCCCTCGTAGGGATACATTACTTCTGCCTTCTCCTCTGCTTGGTTAACTAGATCCCACAGCGTAGAGCCTGATACAATCCCGTCGGGTACATACTTCTCTGCATTCCACCATGTATCCACGAACTCCTTCGTCTTACTCGTAGACAAGTAGTCGCATGCATCCTTGAGATCCTTGGTAGGGTACTTGAAGATGTGTGCCTTAGCACCAAACAATTCTGCTACCTGATTCGCTGCTTGCTGCCCAGGTTCATCGTTATCAAAACAGATTACAATCTTCTCGAAAGAATCCAAGTACTCGTAACTGGCACGACAATCCTTCAATGCTGCTGACGCACCGTTACGAACAGACACCACTGGAAACCGTGAGCCTGTCAACTGATAGACTGCCAGTGCATCGAACTCACCCTCGGTAATCGTGATAGCCCTGCCACCTGGAGTGAACTTGCTCTGCCCGAACATGGTCGCACTCTTCCAGTCACCCTGTACACTGAACTCCTTCGCAGTCATAGACCTAGTCTTGGCTGCTACAGTCTTTCCTGCTGCATCGCAATATGGAAAGTAGTAATTCTTACCGTCTGATCCTGCACCAAAGAAGTGCATAGTTGCTTTACTGATACCACGCTCTGCAACATGGACTGCCTCTGTGTTTTTAAATACCTCTAGGACTTGCATAGAGCCTCGCTGTTGAGTTTGTTTATCTAGGTAGATACCTAGCCCTTCCATGTCTTCCATCGTCGCTCTAGGAGCTGCTATACGAGTGTGACACACATGGCAATACTGGTGACCATCATCGTATAGTGAATTAGCATCACTAGACCCACAATTATTACATGGTATATGCTTTAAGAAATTTGATTCTACGCTACCCACGGCATCTCCTCTTGGCTTTCCTGCCTCTTCATCCGTAAGTGATAGCATGAATAGATATCCTCCATCACCCTATCGACACCGTACAATTGAATGAAGTCTACTGCATCCTGGATCATGAAGTGGTAGACCATCTCTTCACTATGTTTGTTGCAACTCATGTTGTTCACCTTATTAGTTAACTACTTAGATACTTATATAAAAAACAATAATATATAAATCTACTTAAGACTACTTAGTATAACTCTATAGTTATAGTATAACACTATTCGCTATATATGTCAACCCCATTCCCCATATCATCACACAAAAAAGTGTCGTCTTCCAATTCGTCTTCATTGCCATCAAATAAGTCGTATCTTTCTTCTGCATATAAGTCATCCTTGATTGTTGAGTAACACTTGTTGCACATGTCTAAGAACTCACCAGTCGTTGCACTCTTACGGGTAGACTCAAAGTCGTTTAGGTTTTTATCGCAGCAATAGCATCTCATAATATGGAATCTCCTAGTACTGTATACGCTTTAATGTATACATTGTCTTTTAACTTCTTCTTAAATACTTTAATTGTTTCTATCTTCAGTGATCTGTCTAGTGCTAAGAACTTCTCTGCTTCTTCCTTGTAACTAAAGATCCTGATAACACTACCATCTGTCTCTATAATCTTATACAATTTCATATCGTTCCCCTGGCTATAGCAATGTACACATGTATTGTAAAGTATATTGCAGTGATTGTCAATAGATACTTAATAAATTTATCTTCACTCATCCTTGTAGTCTCCAGCAATGAACTGGTCTGTAGTGATACCCCTCTTCTTAGCCTCCTGCGTGATCCATACGGCTTCATCGTAGTGCTCTTGATACTTAGCCCTTACCGCAGGATCAACAGGCTCTACAGCCCTGCATTTCAGTCTGTTACCGCCTACTCTATTGGCTTCATGAATCCCTGCTAGTGCTTTATGTAAGTAACTCATAACTTAATCCTTTGACTGTTCAATAAATTGTTTAACTGAATCCATCTCATCCTTGGTAAAGATACATCGATACTTATTCTCAGTAATCAGTAACTCATCCGCATAAGTCCTGGCTTCCTGGTAAGTATTAAACCCTTTACCATCTACATAAAAATTAAACTCACTCATTTTCCACACCTCTCTAACATATCAATTGCATCTGATAAATTAACTAGTCCATCTTCTATTAACAGCGCATCATCATCATTGCTGCCTTCTAAAATTTCTCTATATGCTTGCCTCAATAATTTCATTGCTTGCTCTTTCATCTTACCCTCCAACATGAATGAATTTAAAATGATCTTTAATAAATTGTTGCGTCTCTTTTATTGCTTGCTTGCGTATCTGATTTAATTCAGTGGCAATTGCATGCCCTTCTATATCCTTGATCCAACCGCCACCATACCACTGCTCTTGACCAGGATGATAGTCTATATCTATTTGATTCTCTCCCCATGTAATACTAAAACACTTACCGCCTTGCTTTAAATACTCTCCCAGTGTACGCATGATTACCGCCTTGCTAGGTTTGCGCTTGTGATATTCAATTTCAATTGTTGGATACATTGTGCTCATTGTTTAATCCCTTCATTAAATGATTCATTAAAAGAATCCATATCTTCTGTATTTTGTGCGTCGTCTACATAACATAAGTCAGCACTAAACCCTATCCGTATTCTATCACACTCTTCCGTTATGCTGTTAATAATTTTATCTGCCATCTCGCTATCACAATCTACCCCATCAAAATCCAGTGCTAGATATACTCTCATGATATGATCCCTTCATTTAATAATTGGTTTAATGTTCTACCAAAAAATCCCTGCAGTTGATACCCTAATTTTGTATCGTGCAAGTATTGCCATGCTTCTATTACTTGCTCTTCCGATTCTGCTTCAATGAATCCTTCTGCTAATCCCACTGCCGTATAATTATCCATGATCATTCCCTCTCTGCTTTATCTAAAGTAATTAATTCGTAACACTCTTCAACAGTATCAAAACAATCCTTCCCTTCTAATGATTCTAGATAATCCCGTTCAGGATCTAGCACCATGAATCCTATACTGTTTTTGATAATCTCGTATTCCATGATCGTTCCCTTATTTGATTGATTGAATCTTAATTACTTTTGCCATCTTGATACCATGCGCCTTATAAGCAATCACTGGTACATCCTTATTATAACACGCTCTACATCCATTGCATTTACCATCATGCTGGTATGCCTGGCACTCTACCGCTCCGACTGGTACTGTATCGCTAAATATGGTGCTAGTAGTTTGCCCTTGAATGATCTCACCATTAACACTATCGCTAGAGAATCTTACCACTACATTAGGCAATGCCATCATGGAATCGATTGTATGCTGAAATTTAATAAATTTATGCATTCTAGTCGGTAACCAGTGCTTACAATGCGGAGTCTTTTCCATGACTGCTAGAATCTTAATCGCTAGGCTTAGATCATACATATCACCACTATCAAACCATCTAAAATATCTGCTAGAGTCTAAAGCCTGTACCATATCAGATACCCATGAATCCCGCTTCCAGTCTTCCCTATTAAATTCCCTTGGCTTCTTAACATTAGCGAAGCGATAGTTTCCCGTCGTCGCATAACATCCTTGGCATGCTGGTACTAGACCGCCATTACCATCACTACTACCAGGACAAGTGTCAATCGCTTGTAATGACCATGACATAATCCCATCTAGTTTACTTGTTTTACTTAGTTTGATGGACATACATTACCCCTATAAAAATTTAATGGTTTTGTTTTAGCATTAGTTTGATCGTTTTGTTTTTTCCGTCCGTCAATCTTACTAATGATTGTCATGCCTTCATTGAATTGTGCCATATAACGGGCTTCCTTCAATGTCTTATATTTAAACTGTTTACCATTTACTGTAAAAGCATACATATTAAACCCTCCGTCGTTGATAATAAATATACTCTAGGATTTTGAACCAGTCAAGTAAAACCCTAGATATAATTACTACAATTAACCTACAATCAATATTTCCAATACTCTTAATTGCTCTAATCGTCTAGTCAAATAATCTTCAATATATGGTTTATCAATTTCAGCAACAATCTTATCCTTCTCATTGCCTATCAAATTCCACAATAATACTCGTTCATCCCTAGTTAATGCAATATTCATTTTATCTTGCAGTTTGCGATCCATATATCCTCCATTAGTTTTAATAATACCCTAGTCAACTGAATCAGTCAACTAGGGCAAACCCTTACCCTTCCCAGACTGTAAGTCTACCAGGATTTTGCCATTCAGCATATAATCCACAAGTATTCAATACCTTAGTAATCTTAGGGTTAATTCCAAAATCCCAGCCTGGTATTCTATAACCATCATAATAATCAGCCCATATCTCAGATGAATCCCTTTCGGTACTGATACTGAAATTACCTTGATCGTCTGCATGCTGATAAACTGGACAACCTAATTTTTCTAAGGTATTAAATGCCTTGATATATTTACGCTTCATTTTTATTTCCTTTCCTGAGTTGATGAGTCTATTGTAACAGCATTTAAGATATTGTATATAGGGAAAACCCTATATTTTGATTGATTGTTACTATCGAGATGATAGTTAAATACTATGCAGAGTGTCACTACTCCGTACACTCTCTAGTACTTTTGTCAATAGGTATTTTCCCTAATTGACTTTATAATATTTTTATGTATGGGGGAGGGGCTTTGACACAGATTGTAGCGTATATATATGCTCCAGTACACCTAAAAAGTGGAATTAAGACTGCCTAATAATTAAGCAAACTGCCTAATATTTAAGCAACTATAGTAATAGACAATATGTTCAATGTAATCAATGAGTTATGTTAGTGTAACTTAACAACAGAAGACACCATAATAAAGGAAGTTAAATAGGGACAGAGTCATTAGCTGCGGAATATGTGCAAGCTCGTCTCACCAGACCCGCAGGAGTAGACACTTAGTCTCCCTATAGAGGGGTTCATAAGGAAGATAAGTAAAATAAAGCTTGACAAATCTAAGAAGTTGTGGTATAATAGTTGTACTAAGAAGAAGACTAAGAGCAAACTAGGTAAAAAACAATAAGAACCAAAACTACTTAAGACTACTTAGTAAACTATTTAGTATGAAACTTTAAGTTTATTTTATTTTGTTCTCTGCGATAGCAGGTAAAGGATATATGTCTCAAGATGATAAGGATTTGTCTTCTTTAAAAGTGGATGTCTCCAATGTAATAGCCCTAGCACCACAGACTCGTAGGAGAGGTCGTCCTCCTAAGTCACTTGTGGAGGCGAAGAAGAAGCCAGGAAAAGTAGGTAGACCAGTAGGTGATGCAGGACGAATCCAAGAGTTTAAAGCTAGACTATTATCAACGAGTGGTACGAAAGTAATTGATACTGTACTCCGTAAGGCATTAGATGATGACGATAAAGATCAAGTAGCTTGCCTCAAGATGTGTATGGATAGATTATTACCCACATCATTATTTGAGAAAGATGCTAAAGGACAACGTAATGCAGTAACGATTAATATTACTGGATTAGGTGAAACTAAAGTAGAAGCAATAGAAGAGATTGATGCTGAGATAATCGATTATACTGAGGTTGATAATGAATCTTAGTTTCGAGTTACTACCTTGGCAGAAAGAAGTATTCCAAGATAAGACTAGGTTTAAAGTTATTGTTGCTGGACGACGATGCGGTAAATCAAGATTATCTGCTGTAGCATTATTAGTAGAAGGACTACGTTGCCCACAAGGTTCTGCTGTAATGTATGTCGCTCCTACTCAAGGACAGGCTAGACAGATTATCTGGGATGTCCTGATGGATTTAGGAAGAGAAGTTATTCAGAGTAGCCATGTTAATAATATGGATATCACTTTGATTAATGGTGCTAAGATATATGTTCGAGGTGCTGATAGACCAGATACCCTTCGAGGGGTCAGCTTAACATACCTAGTATTAGACGAGGTAGCTGACATTAAACCAGATACCTGGGAGAAGGTCTTAAGAGCTGCTCTTTCAGATAAGAAGGGTTCTGCATTATTTATTGGAACTCCTAAAGGAAGAAACTGGTTCTACGATATGTACAACCTGGGTGTCTCTGAAGAAGATGAAGAGTGGAAGGGTTGGCACTTCACTACCAAAGATAACCCACTGATTGATCCTAAAGAGATCGATGGTGCAAGAAAGACATTAAGTAGCTTCTCATTCAAGCAAGAGTATGAAGCTTCGTTTGATAATGCAGGTACAGACCTGTTTAAAGAACAATGGATTAAAGAAGGCGAAGAACCAAGTAACGGAGTATGGTATATTGGTATCGACTTAGCAGGATTCACCAACACCAATTATTCGGCAGCTCGTCAGCAAAAGTTAGATAAATCTGCTATTGCAGTGGTCAAGGTGACGGATGATGGTGAATGGTGGGTAAAGAAGATAGAGAATGGTAGATGGGATGTCAAGGAGTGCGCTGAGCGTATTCTAAAGAACATTAGAGACTTCCAACCAATCGCTGTAGGGATGGAGCGTGGTACAGTTAGAAACGCTGTGTTGCCCTATCTAAGCGATCTGATGAGGGCTAACAACACCTACTGTCATATCACTGATCTTACGCATGGTGGTAAGCAAAAGACTGAGCGTATTGTCTGGGCATTACAAGGACGATTCGAGCACGGTAAGGTAACACTGAATGAAGATGAGGACTGGAGGGAATTCCAAGACCAGCTTCTAATGTTCCCTACCAACCAGGTGAAGGATGACTTAGTGGATGCTCTGTCATTCATTGATCAGCTGGCAGTAACTACCTACTTCATGGATGACGGTGAAGATGAATATGAACCAACCGATTTTATATCAGGATACTAAATGAGTATAGTTGCTGGATTGTTTAGACAAGTAGCTCCTGGGTTAATTGATAACCTAGAGGCTCAAGGTTTGTTTAAAGGAGTTACTCGTTCTACTCCTAGCCTAACCCCTGAGATGTTCATTGGTGGTGAAGGAATCAGTAACCTAGGTAGACAAGGCTTAGTAGATGCTGATGCTTTGACTGCTACGATGGCAAGAGCAGAGCAAGACAGAGGACTTCTATCTCCTGCTGAGTGGGATAAAGAGTATGGAGCACTTGGATTATCGTATGATCCTGTAGCTCAAAAAGCTATGTTTGAGATTAGTGATCGTAATGTTGATTTCCAAAAAGGGATTGACATCAATACTCTTACGAATAAAGATTACTACGGGTTTGATGAAATATTTAATGCACCTACATTAAAGAAGACCTATCCTGAGATAGCTGATGTAAAGATCCTAATGAAGGACGACAGTCAGAACACTGCTCTCGCAGCTTTTGATCCTGAGAACAACACCATTCAGTTTAACAGAAAGTCTCCTGCTTGGAATTCTTCTGATCCTCTAGGAACTACTCTGCATGAGATACAGCACTATGTACAGCAGAGAGAAGGATTAACTGGAGGTGAAAGCTTTAGAGGTGTTTTAAATAGCAATCCTTTGTTTAGCGATACTTATAAAACACTAGAGCAAAAGATTAATCAAGCTTCTCCTGATATCATTCGATTCTTAAAACAGAATCCTCGTTCTGGTTTTGATGTAGATTCAATAATCGAAGCCACTCAGTTTCTTAAACAGCGTAACGGTTTAACAATAGAAAAAGCATTAGAGCGTGGCTTTAATAGCAAGTCATTAGCTAATAAGTTCATGAAGCTAGTAGAAGCTAAACAGAATGATGGATCTCCTAAGTTCCAAAACTTAAGTGATATCTTATTATTAAAAGATGTTAACTCTGCTGCATACAATACGGCAGCTGGAGATTATATGCGTGTAGCTGGTGAGACCTTTGCAAGGCAGACAGAACAGCGTAGGCTTCTCTCTCCTGAAGAACGTTTAGCTAACCCTGCTATGACAGCAATTGATGATGATCGTATCAATAAGCTATACAATATCGATACTGCAAACCTCACTCCTCCGAGAACACAAGCACCTCAGCAACAACAGTTCGCTGATCCGTTTGCTATGCAAGTACCTCAATCCACAATCCCTGAAGGAATGTAAGAATGGCTGAATTTAAAGAAGACATAATGACGGACGAAGATGAAGAGTTAGTTTCTTTTATCGTTGATCAGTGTAACACATGGCGAGATCACCGTGATGTCAACTACTTGGATAAGTGGGAAGAGTATGAGCGTTTGTTTCGTGGTATCTGGGATGCGCTAGATAAGACACGAGAGTCTGAGCGTAGTCGCTTAGTTACTCCTGCGCTGCAGCAAGCCATTGAGTCCAAGCAAGCAGAGATCTCAGAAGCAGTGTTTGGTCGTGGTGAGTTCTTTGATATCGTGGATGATAGAAACGATCAAGACCCTAGCGATGTAGCTCTGGTTCGTAAACAGATGCACGAGGACTTTAAGACTTCACGCATTAAGAAGTCGCTCGATGACATCATCTTACTGGGTGAACTCTATGGTACTGGTATCGGTGAGATCCTAGTTAAAGAGAAGACAGTTATGTCTCCAGCTACTCAGGCTATTCCTGGTACTGAGATGGCAGCTATCGGTGTACAAGAGACAAAGCAGTTCATGATTGATCTGTATCCTGTTAATCCTCGTAACTTCCTTATTGAGCCTAACGCTCGTACAGTAGAAGATTCTCTTGGTGTTGCTATCGAAGAGTATGTCTCGTACCACTCTGTGGTTCGTAGCATGGCTGATGGTACATACCGTAAAGTAAACATCTCTCCTAGCTACTCCAACATGGAGCTAGAGCCAGTACAAGAAGTAACGCATGAGCAGGATGATCGTATTCGTGTTACTCGCTACTACGGTTTAGTTCCAAGAGAGTACCTTGAGAATGTAGACAAAGAAGAAGGTACTGAAGTAGTAGACCTGTTCCCTGAAGGTTCTAAAGGCGAAGACTACCAAGACATGGTAGAGGCTATTGTTGTGATTGCTGATGACCAGTACTTACTCAAAGCTGAAGCTTCTCCTTACATGATGAAGGATCGTCCTATTGTTGCTTATCAAGCTGACTCGATGCCAGGTCGTTTCTGGGGTCGTGGTACTGCTGAGAAGGGCTACAATATGCAGAAGGCTATTGATGCTCAGATCCGTAGTCACTTAGATTCCTTAGCTTTAACCACAGCACCTATGATGGCAATGGATGCTACAAGGCTTCCTCGTGGTGCTAAGTACGAAGTACGACCAGGTAAGAACATGCTGGTCAATGGTAATCCTAACGAGATCATGATGCCATTCAAGTTTGGCACTACAGATCCAGCTAACTTCCAGACAGCACAGAACTTCCAGGGAATGCTCCAGCAAGCCACAGGAACGCTCGATAGCACTGCTATGCCAAGTAAGGTAGCAGGTGGTGAAGCCAGCGGTGCAGGACTCTCTATGGCTCTCTCAGGGTTAATGAAGAAGAACAAGCGTACCTTGATCAACTTCCAAGAAGATTTCCTGATTCCATTCATTACTAAGGCTGCGTATCGCTTTATGCAGTTCGATCCAGACCGTTATCCAGTACAAGACTTTACCTTTATCCCTGTTTCTACTATGGGAATGGTAGCTCGTGAGTACGAACAGCAGCAGATGATGGGTTTAATGTCTACTTTAGGACAGTCTCCTATCACTCCTGTACTGCTACAGGGTATCATTCAAGGTTCTAGTATCTCTAATCGTGAAGAAATCATCGCCAAACTCCAGGAAATGAGCCAACCAGACCCAATGCAGCAGCAGATGCAGCAGATTGCTATGGAAACAGCGATGGCTGAGCTACAGAAGACACAGGCTGAGGCAGCTAAAGCACAGGCAGAAGCAGCAAAAGCCCAAGCCCAGGCTCAAACAATCCCCATAGACACCCAAATCAGGGCGATAGAGGCACAATCGAAGCAACAAGGTAGTGATCCCTTCTCTCAGGTTGAAAAGGTCGCTAACCTAGCTCTAAAGGAGCAGGATATCGCTTCTAATGAACGCATCGCTATGCTACAAATGGCATCACGAGGTTAAAAAGTACTTGACTTTTTAGTAAAAGTGTGGTATAATATTTACTATATCACAAATAATCTCCAAAGTCAAGGAAAAAGATTAAATGAATCGTGAATTACAGGATTACTACGAGAATAGATTTGCAATGATGTCGACTCAAGGTTGGAAAGACCTGGTAGAAGATGTCCAAGTAATGATAGATGCTACAGACCGCTTAGGCGGTATAGAAACAGAACAACAACTCCACTTCAAGAAGGGCGAACTGTCCATCATGAACTGGATTAAGACTTTAAGAGAGTCTAGTACAGAAGTCTATGAGCAACTTTCTGAAGAGGAAGATAATGCCTAGACGAATGTACGATTTTAAGTGCAACGATTCGCATATCACTGAGTCCTTCGTCGATGTTGACACAAAAGAAGTTCAGTGTAGCGTATGTGACGGGACTGCTACCCGTATCCTCACCCCACCGAGGATCTATTTAGATCCAATCAGTGGCGACCACCCTTCAGCAACATCGAAGTGGGCTAGACAGAGAGCTGAGAAGCTGGCTGTGGAGAGGAAAACAAATGCAAATCACGGCTCATAAGTGAACTCTTGATCACCGAGCTATTTTTAATTATCCTAAAATCGCATTGCGACAGGAGTATACATGGCTGCTAATTTTATCGAACTGCAAGAAGAGACTCAAGAAGAAGGTATCACCGAATTAGAACAAGGGCAAGGTACAATCCCAGCCCCTACTGAAGAAATGGTAGGACAACCTGAAGAGATTGCTAAAGAACCTGATGTACCTGAGAAGTATCGTGGTAAATCTCTTGAAGAGGTTGTCCGCATGCACCAAGAATCTGAAAAGCTTATTGGTCGTCAGGCACAAGAAGTAGGTGAGAATCGTCGTTTACTTGATCAATTCATTAAGCAACAACTCGAATCTAAACAAGAAGCACCGCCAAGTAAAGCACAAGAGATTGATTATTTTGAAGATCCTGCAAAGGCAATTAATCAGGCAGTAGAGAATAATCCGATTCTAAAGCAGCTACAAGAACAACAAGCTTATCAGGCTCAGTTGGTTGCGAAGCAAACTATAGAGAAGGCTCATCCTGATTATTTAAGTGTAGCACAGTCTGACGATTTCGCAGCATGGATTCAAGCGTCTAAAGTCAGGGTACAACTCTTTGCTCAAGCCAGTAACTATGATGTAGATTCAGCTTTAGAACTCCTGGAAACTTACAAGTCTCTTAGAGGTATACAAGCTCAGAAGGCAGAAGCAACTAAAGCTGCTGATGAATCACTGAAGAAGACTGACGATGAGAGTCGAGGCAAAGCACTTAAAGCAGCTTCCGTTCAACAAGGCGGTACAGGTGAATCAACAAAAAACATTTATCGTCGTGCAGACTTAATTCGCTTAAGAATGCAAGATCCGAGCAGGTACGAAAGTATGGCAGACGAGATTCTCGCTGCTTACGCAGAAGGACGAGTTCGGTAACTTTATTTTATAATTTTATTTAGGAGCATTAAAAATGGCAACAGCAGCATACCCAGGTGGATCGGGATCGATCGTAGCAAAAACGCAAGCAGATAAGTTTATTCCAGAAATTTGGAGTGACGAAGTAGTAGCTGCTTATAAGAAAAACTTGGTTCTCGCAAACCTCGTAAACAAGATGACCATGAAGGGCAAGAAAGGTGATGTACTTCACATTCCTAAGCCAACTCGTGGTGTAGCAACTGCTAAGGCAGCAAACACAGCTGTAACAATTCAAGCTGATACCGAAACTGAAGTAAACGTATCTATTGACCAGCACTTTGAGTACTCACGTTTCATTGAGGACATCGTTGAAGTTCAGGCTTTGGCATCACTCCGTCGCTTCTACACAGAAGATGCTGGCTATGCTTTGGCTAAGAAGATTGATGACACCTTGTTCCAATTAGGTAAGTCTTTTGGTAACGGTGACGCTTCTGACTGGACACACAGCACCAGCTATTACATCGACTCTTCTACTGGTTTAACTGCTTACGCAGAAGACACAGTTGTATCAGGCGACGTATTCACTGACGCTGGCTTCCGTGCCTTGATCAAGCTCATGGACGATGCTGATACCCCAATGGATGGTCGTTTCTTCGCAGTTCCTCCATCACTCCGTGCTGCTATCATGGGCATCGATCGCTACAATTCTAGCGACTTCGTTGATGGTCGTGGTGTTCAGAACGGCATGATTGGTCAGCTGTATGGTATCGATATCTATGTATCGAGCAACTGCCCAGTTATCGAAACTGACGCTAACAACAGCGTTGGTGGCGATGTTAAAGCAGCTATCTTGGCTCACCGTGATACAATGGTGTTGGCTGAGCAGATGGGTGTTCGTTCACAGACTCAGTACAAGCAAGAGTATCTCTCGACTCTGTATACTGCCGACACGCTGTACGGTGTTAAAGTATTACGTCCAGAGACTGGCTTTGTATTAGCAGTTAACGGCTAAGCAGTAAGTAATCAGGATAGCCTCTTCGGAGGCTGTCTTGTTTTAGTGTATTCAAAGAGTGCATTAAAACAAGTCAAGGAGAATAAATGGGTATCTATCGTGGAGCTGGCGGTACAGGCGATGCTGTCAATGACGCTTCTAGCGAAGCAGTATTAGTCCAACAACTCGTTGTAGAAGCCCAAGCCGATGCAGACGCTGCTCAAGCCTCTGCTACTGCTGCTGCAAGTTCTG